TGGCTGCGCTTTTGGCTGACAAGAGCACCGTCGCCGATGTGCGTATGGGGCTGTCCGAATTTGAAGATCAGGCCCGGCTGTACCGGGTGAGCGTGGACTACACCTACCACCGGCCGGTGGGTTCACCATGAAACAAGGAGCGCATGCATGAGCAGCACCGCAATCACCGCGCAGGGCATTGCCATTGCCCGGTTTGGCACCACCGCCTTTGAAACCATCCCCAACGTGGTCTCGTTCCAGGGACCGGGCGGGCAGGCCGCCGTGATCGATGTCACCAATTTGGCCTCCACCGCCAAGGAAAAGCGCGTGGGCCTGCGTGACGAGGGGCAGTTGTCTCTGACCCTGCACTACAACCCGGACGATCTGGTGCACCAAGGCCTGAGAACCGACCGCGCCAACCGCGTGCGACGTCAGTTCAAGATTACTTTTACCGACACCAACCCTGCCACCTGGACCTTCTACGGCTATGTCACGCACTTCAGCGTGCAAGGCGGTGTGGATGCGGTTGTGCAGGCCTCCGTGACCATCGAAATCGATGGCGACATCACCGAAGCTTAAAGAGAGACACACCCATGTTGACCCGTGAACAAATCCTGCAGAGCGACGATCTGCCCCGTGAAACTGTCCAAGTCCCCGAGTGGGGCGGTGAGGTGCAGGTTCGCACCATGACCGGTACCGACCGCGACGCCTTTGAGGCCAGCTTGATTGGCAAGGAAGGCCGCCTTGAAAACGTCCGTGCCCGCCTGGTCTCGCTCACCCTGTGCGACGAGACGGGAAACCGCCTTTTCAGCGATGGTGACATCGCAGCTCTCGGTGGCAAAAGTGCTAAGGCACTGGATCGGGTGTTTGCCGTGTCTCAGCGCTTGAACGGCATTGGCGCCGATCAGGTGGACGCTGCAAAAAACGACTGATCGCCCATCCCTCGCGGCGTTTTGTGTTCCGGCTGGCGCTGGCTTTGGGCCTGCCGGTGCGCGACATGCTCGCATCGATGGGGTCGGACGAGCTGACCGAGTGGATGGCGTACTACCAGCTTGAGCCCTTCGGGGATTACCGGGCCGATTACAGATCGGGTGTGGTGGCCTCCACGTTTGCCAATGCCCACCGGGCCAAGGATGCAGGGCCATTCAAGCCCGAGGACTTCATGCCATTCCTCGAAAAGCCGAAATCCCACCAACCTCAAGATGAAACCCAGCTCAATGTGGCCCGATTCAAGGCCATGTTCGCGCACAAAGTTTGCGCATAAAGTAGGCAAGCAACATGGCTGATATCGGCTCCCTGGTGATCAAACTCGCAGCGGAAACGGCCGATTTCCGCGAGGATTTGGGCAAGAGTGCGCTCCTGTTGGAGCGCCACGCCGAATCCATGCGTGGCTCCCTGGAGAAGGTGGCCGAGGTCGCCAAGACCACCTTTGCCATCGCCATCGGTGTCGAGTCGGTGGGGGCGCTCAAGGAGTTGGTGGCCCACACACTGGAAACGGTGGCCGCCCTGCAGGACTTGGCCGAGCAGACCGGGGCAAGCGCCACGGCTCTGTCCGGCTTTGCGCCGGTGGCCACCATTTCTGGTGTGGCCATGGAGCAGATTGGGGTGGGTCTTACCAAGCTCTCCAAGGGACTGGCAGGAGTCGATGACGAAACCAAAGGGGCCTCGCAGGCCCTGCAGTATTTGGGCATCAAGGCCAAGGATGCGGGGGGTAACCTGCGCGATCCGGCCGAGGTCATGAATGACATTGCCCTGAAGCTCTCGAACTTCGAGGACGGGGCGGGCAAGACGGCCATTGCGCTTGAACTGTTTGGCAAGTCTGGGGCAGGGTTGCTGCCTTTCCTCAAGGACTTGGCCGCCAACCAGGATCTCAACATCCGACTCACCGAAGCAGAAATCGAGTCGGCCGAGAAAGCCTCCAAGGCCATGGGCCGGATGCGGGCCGAGCACAACTTCGTGGCCCAAACCATCGTGACGGCGGCGCTCCCAGCCCTTGAAGAGTTGGTCGGCGAGCTCAAAGCCGTGATGCTGGGCACCCACAACACGGCCGATGCCATGGTCAAGCTGCGCGACGATGGCACGCTCAAGACCTGGGCGCAGGACACGGCCTACGGCATTGCCATCGTGATCGATGCCTTGCGTGGTGTGATCCAGATGGCCAAGGCGGTCATGGGCAGCTTCGAGGCGGTCTGGGCCGACATCGAATTGCTCGGCACATTCCTCGCTGGTGGCAAGGGGCTGAACCCGTTCTCCGAGGAGAACCAGGCCACTCTCAAGACCGCATTGGAAAAACGCAATGCGATCGTCGAGAAGGCCAACCAGACCTATGTTGACCTGTGGAAGATGCCGCTCCTGGCCGATGCGGTCAAAGAGCGGTTCGACGCCATCAACCGTGGCGAGACCGAAGCGGCCGGTGAAGCCGCCAAGCCCAAGCTCAACTACAACTCGGCCACGGGCGCGCTCACTGCTGCAGCCATGGCCAAGATCGAGAGCGACATCAAGCAGCTGCAAGGCCTGACTGATGTGGAAACGGGTCTCTTAAAGGACCGGCAAAAGATCATCGATCTCTATGAGGGTCAGGGCTACATCAGCTACAAGGAAGCCAGCGAGGCACGGCTGAACGCTCAACAGGAATTCACAGACCGCCTGGGAGAGCTGTATGCGCAGGAGGAGTCGATCCTCAGACGTGGCTTGGCAACAGTTGCCAAGACCACCCAGGACAAACTCAAACTTCAGGACAAGCTCTCGGAGATCACCCTGCGCCGAGAAAAGCTCGAGCGCGAGGCCCAGCAGTCCAACCTTGAGCGCGAGATCAAGCTGCCGGGTGAAACGCTCAAGGACTTGCAGGAACAGGTGGCCAGGAGCCAGGGCCAGTTGCGCTCGACCGAGGAGCAGATCAAGGTACTGCGCGAGACGGGCTCGATCAGCGAGATCGATGCCTTGAGGCGCTTGTCCGATGCCCGCAAGTCCAGTGCTGATGAATTGGCCGACTTTGCAGCCAAGGCCCGGGAGTTGGTGGAGGCCACCCCGGGTAATGACAAGTTGGCCGAATCCTTTCGACGCATTGAAGAAGCCGCCCGCCAAGCTGCCGATGGCGCGAAGCTCCTGGGCCAACGGGCTCTGGAATTGTCAGATCCAGGCGCCGGGTTCGCCAAAGCGCTACGTACCCTCGGTGAAGAAACTGAGCAGGTGGGCAAGCAGATGGAGGCGGTGACCACCAAGGCGTTCAACGGCATGACGGATGCGCTCACCAACTTTGTGATGACCGGCAAGCTGGACTTCAAGTCGCTGGCCACCTCCATCATCTCGGACCTGATCCGCATCCAGATCCAACGCGCGGTCACGCTGCCCATGGCCAAGGCGCTCGGTAGCCTCTTTGGATTTGCCGACGGCGGAGTCATGACCTCTTCGGGTCCTTTGCCGCTGCGGGCGTACGCCAGTGGCGGTGTTGCCACAACACCTCAGTTGGCGGTCTTTGGTGAGGGATCTATGGCCGAAGCCTATGTGCCGCTGCCAGATGGCCGCTCGATCCCCGTGACCATGAACCAGTCCTCATCCGGGGGCGGGGACGTTTTCAACGTCTCGGTCAATGTGGTCGAAGGCGGGGTGACCACCAATGCCGGTGAAGGTAAGGAACTGGGTCGGGCCATTTCCAGCGCAGTGCGCCAGGAGTTGCTCAACCAGAAACGGGCCGGTGGTCTGCTGGACCCGCGTCGGCAGTGATCTGTTGAGGGATTATTCATGGCGACATTGACCTCCACATTCACATGGATCGCCTCGATCGGGGCATCCCTCACCGTCAAACCCAATGTCCGCAAGGTCTCCTTTGGGGACGGGTACGAGCAGCGTCTTGCCTACGGCATCAACACCCAGCCTGAGGTCTGGTCGCTTGAGTTCAGGGGCAAGTCCACGGCAGAAGCTGCTGCGATCGATAACTTTCTGCGCGCACGGGGCGCGGTGCAGTCTTTTGACTGGACCACCCCTAGCGGCATTGTGGGCAAGTTCCTCTGTGAGGAATGGAGCCGAAGCATCGAAGAACCCAATCTGGAAAACATCCACGCCACCTTCCGGCAAGTGTTTGATCTGTCATGACCAGCCAAGCCATCACCTCAGAAATTCAGAAGCTGGCCCCAAGTGCGGTCATCGAACTCTTTGTGCTGGACCTGTCTCTCTTCAACGAGGGGGTGGTGCGGTTTCACGCGGGCACCAATGAGCTGCGCCGTCAGGTGGTTTGGCAGGGCAACACCTACGAGCCGTTTCCTATTCAAGCCGAGGGCTTCGAGTTCAACGGCAACGGACAGGTGCCGCGCCCTAAGCTCAAGGTGGCCAATGTCACGGGCAGCATTACCGCGCTCATCCTGTCCTACCAGGACCTGGTCGGGGCCAAAGTCACCAGAAAGCGCACTCTCCTGAAGTATCTGGATGCGGTGAACTTTGCCTCTGGGGCCAACCCGACAGCGGACGCCACGGCTGAATTCGCCGACGATGTGTACTTTATTGACCGCAAGTCGCGTGAAACCCGCGATGTGGTCGAGTTCGAATTGGCCGCTGCCTTTGATCTGGAAGGGGTGTCTCTGCCCCGGCGACAGATCGTGCAAAACGTCTGCCCTTGGCAATACCGGGGATCGGAATGCGGCTACACCGGCACGGCGTACTTCAATGCCAATGACGAAACCGTGAGCTCCCGAGCGCAGGATGCCTGCGGCAAGCGACTGGTTTCCTGCCAGAAGCGATTTGGCGCGAATGCCGCACTGCCCTTTGGCGGGTTTCCTGCAGCGGGGTTGATTCGGTGATGCTCGAGACCAACCAGACGCTGTCGCTGGCGCATGCTGCTCGGGAGTTTCCCCGCGAAGCCTGTGGCCTGCTCGTCATTCACAAGGGCCGAGAGACCTATGTCCCTTGCCGCAACATTGGTGTGGGAACCGACCAGTTCGTGATCCACCCCGAAGACTATGTTCGCGCCGACCAGCTTGGCGAGATCGTTGGGGTGTTTCATTCCCACCCCAACTTGAGCCCTGAGCCGAGCCAGGCCGACCGGGTGGCTTGCGAAGCTACGGCGCTCCCCTGGTTCATCGTGAGTTTCCCGGCTGCGCAGTGGACCGAGTTGCAGCCGCAAGGCTATGCCGCACCGCTGGTCGGGCGCGAATGGTCGCATGGCGTGCTTGACTGCTACTCGCTGATCCGGGACTGGTACGCCCAGGAGCCTGGCATTGACCTGCCGGATTTCGCACGCTTTGACGAGTGGTGGAAGCGCGGCGGGAATCTGTACCTGGACAACTTTGCTGGCGCAGGTTTCCATGCATTGGAGGCCTCCGACATGCATCCGGGGGATGTCCTGCTGATGCAGGTTGCATCGCCTGTACCGAACCACGCTGCCATTTACCTGGGCGATGGACTCATCCTGCACCACCTGCAGGGCAGGCTCTCCAGCCGAGATGTCTATGGCGGCTACTGGCAAAAGATCACCACCCATATCCTGAGACACGAACATCTGCATGAGCGCTTGAATGGTCACGATCCTTCTTCTCGGTGAACTGGGCAAGCGCTTTGGGCGTCGCCATAGGTTGGCGGTGGCCTCAGCCGCTGAGGCTGTGCGCGCCCTGTGCGCCAACTTCGCTGGCTTTGAGCGGGAGCTGGTCGCCTCAGGTGAGCGCGGGGTGGGCTACCGGGTACTGGCTGGGCGTGACGCTTTGAGCCTGGAGCGACTGCACGAGCCCAGCGGCCAGCAACGCATCACCATCGCTCCGGTCGTGTCCGGGGCAGGTGGCAACGGGCTGGGACAAATTCTTCTGGGTGCCGCCCTGATCGCCGTGTCCTGGTGGAACCCGATGGGTTGGGCTGCGGCAGGCTCTTTCCTGTCCCAAGCCACCCTGTATTCGGTGGGCACTTCCATGATCCTGGGTGGTGTGGCTCAGATGATTGCCCCAACGGCCAAGGCGCAGGACCCGTCCGAGCGGCCGGGCAACCAGCCCAGCTATGTTTTTAACGGGGCAGTCAACACCACGGCGCAGGGTCATCCCGTGCCCGTGGGATATGGCCGCCTCATCGTCGGTTCGGCCGTGATCAGCGCAGGCATTGATGTGGATGAGATCGCGGTATGAGCACCCCTGAATCTGGATTGATCATCGGCGCAGGCGGTGGCGGCAAGGGTGGAGGCGGCAGCGCACGTGTGGCGCAGGAAGCGCCGGACAGCCTGCGCTCCAAGGCCTATGCCCGTGTTGTGGACCTGGTTTGCGAGGGGGAGATCGAAGGGCTAGCTTCTGGCCTGCAGTCGGTGTACCTCGACGACACCCCGATCCAGAATCCGGATGGCAGCTACAACTTCACGGGGGTCACGCTCGAAACCCGTCCCGGCACCCAGCAGCAAAGCTATGTCCCCGGCTTTTCTTCGGTAGAAAACGAGGTGGCCGTCGGTGTGGAGTGCAAGGCCAGCCAGCCGGTGGTGCGGTCTATCAATGACCCAGACGTCGACGCTGTACGCATCAAGGTCAGCATCCCGACCCTGACGCTGCAAGACACCACCAACGGAGACCTCAACGGAACCGCGGTCAGCTATGCGATTGACGTGCAGGCCCGAGGAGCCGGGTATGTCCAGATTCTGGCCGACACGGTGTCCGGCAAGACCACCTCACGCTACCAGCGCAGCTACTACATCCCTTTGACTGGCACCGGTCCCTGGGATGTGCGCCTGCGCCGCATCACTGCCGATTCGACCCAGACCAGCCTGCAGAACAAGACGTTTCTGGAGTCCTACACCGAGGTCATCGAAAGCAAACTGCGCTACCCCAACAGTGCGCTGATGGCCCTGCGGGTGGATGCCTCGCAGTTCACCTCGATTCCTCGGCGCAGCTATGACCTCAAACTCCTGCGGGTTCGGATTCCCTCGAACTACTTTCCCGAAACCCGCTCGTACACCGGGGTCTGGGACGGCACTTTCAAGGTGGCCTGGACAGACAACCCCGCCTGGTGCTTCTATGACCTGGTGACAAACACCCGCTACGGGCTGGGCAGTTTCATTCCCGAGTCGCAGGTGGACAAGTGGGCGCTGTACCGGGTGGCCCGCTACTGTGACGAGCTTGTCCCCAATGGGCTTGGCGGCTATGAGCCGCGCTTCACCTGTAACCTGTACCTGCAAAGCCGAGAGCAGGCCTACAAGGTGGTGCAAGACATGGCCTCGATCTTTCGGGGCATGGCCTATTGGTCCGGCGGTGCCATCACCGTCACGCAGGATGCCCCCCAGGACCCCTTCTGCCAGTTCACGGCTGCCAATGTCCTGGGGGGCGAATTCGCCTACCAAGGATCGTCAGCAAAAGCCCGGCACACGGTAGCCCTGGTCAGCTGGACCGACCCCGACGATTTCTACCGTCAGAAGGTGGAATACGTCGAGGACATGGCGGGCATTGCCCGTTACGGCGTGGTGCAAGCCGATGTGGTGGCCATGGGCTGCACTTCCCGTGGCCAAGCCAACCGGGTGGGCAAGTGGTTGCTGTATTCCGAGCAGTCCGAATCGGAAATCATCACCTTTCGCACCGGGCTCGAAGGTGCCGTGGTGCGTCCCGGCGATGTGATCAAGGTGGCCGACAGCTCCCGGGGTGGCCTCCGCTTGGGCGGTCGCATCACTGCGGCCTCCACAGTGAGCGTGACGCTGGACCAAGACCTGCCTACCGGTTCATGGCGGATTTCAGTGGTGCTGCCCACAGGGGCGGTGGAGGAGCGTCAAGTCGGATCCCTGTCTGGCCGAACGGTCGGGGTGACCAATGCGTTTTCCGCAGCGCCTCAGGTGGGTGCCATCTGGGTGCTGGCCTCCACGCAGGTGCAAGTCCAACTGTTCAGGGTGGTGCAGGTCGCCGAGAGCGAGCCGGGCATCCATGAGGTCACGGCACTGGCCCATAACCCGAGCAAATACGACGCCATCGAGAAGGGCTTGGCTCTGCAGCCGCGTGACATCACGGTGCTCTCCACCACGCCCGTGGCGCCCACGGGCCTATCGGTCACCGAGAGCCTGTACCGGGTCAAGGACCAGGCGCTGGTGCTCATTCAGGTGGGCTGGGAGCAAGTCTTCGGTGCCCTGGAGTACCAGGTGAGTTACCGGGTCAATGGTGGCAACACCGTCACTCTGCCCCGGGTCTCGGCCACCTATCTGGAGATCCGCAACGCCGAGGCCGGGGACTATGTGTTCACCGTGCGGGCCGTTGGGGTGTCCGGCAAGCTTGGGTCATCGGCCACGCTGAGTCAGGCCATCCTGGGCAAGTTGCAGCCGCCCGATGATGTGCAGGACTTTGTGGTGCTGCGTCGCACGACTGATCTTATGCTCAGTTGGAGCGCCAACACCGATGCCGATCTGGCAGGGTACGAGGTGAGGGTGGGCACGGGCTGGGATGCGGGCGTACTGGTTGGGCAGACCGCTGGCACCCAGCTCGTGCACGACCAGAGCGAATCTGGCCAGTACAACTACTTTATCCGGGCCTTCGACACCTCAGGCAAGTACAGCCAGCACGTCACCACCTTTCTGTTGACTCTGCTGGCACCTGCTGCGGTGCGGCAGTTCGATGTGGTGCAGTCGGCCAATCGGCTGGAGTTTCGGTGGCTGCCCAATGCCGAGCCGGAGGTGGTGGCCTACGAGCTGCGCGAAGGCACGGCCTGGGACACCTCGATCTTCATCGCCGAGGTCAAGTCCACCAGCTTCACGCTACCCTCGGGTTTTGATGGTGAGCGAAGTTTCTGGATCAAGGCGATCGCTTCGCCCGGCATCTATTCCGATGAGGCCACCTTTGTCTCCACCGTGGTGGCGCAGCCGCAAAACGCCAACCTGCTGGTCACCATCGATGCGCAGGCCACCCGGTTTCCCGGTGTGAAGCACTTTGCCTCGGTCGAGTCGGTCAACAGTGAGGATGTGCTGCGCATGGACAGTGGCGTGGCGCAGTCTGAGTATCTGTTCGAGGTGAATTTGCCAACCAGCTACCGGGCGCAGAACACGCTACTGGCCAGCATCGGGGCCACTTTGGACGACCGAGAGTCCTGGTCAACGGCGAACTATGTCTGGAGCAGCAATGCGGCCAAACGGCAGTGGACTTATGACGGTGCCCTCAAAAGCATCGAGGCCCGCTTCCAGATGGCGCGCGAAGATGCGCTGCAGGCGGGTGAGCTGTACGGCTGGCGTCTCAATGGGGTGCTGGCAGGCTATGGGAGTCCAGCCAGCGGTGAAGCCGTCGGTGTGAGCTATGGCGACGGTCGCTACGGCAGTGGGGTACTCGTCAAGGACACAACCCGGATCTCCTGGGGTGTGAGCATTCCGGGGGTATTCCATGTGAGCTTCTGGTTCATCCCGAACCAGATCACCACATCGGTCATCTGGACAGCTACTGGTGCCGCAGTGAGCTTGCTTGTCGGCTTCGATGCGCTAGCTGGCAGCTTCTTTCTGGAAGACCATCTGTTCAACCGGATCGTGGTGCCATACCCCGTTAACGTGAGCGATCGAGTTTGCATTGGCGTGTGTCAGACGGCCACCGAGCGCAGGCTCTTTGTCGGAAAGATGGGCGCAGAGGTGCAAAGCGCAAGTAGTCCTCTGCTCCCCACAGCCGGTTACACGGCACTCAAGTTGTACTGAAACAAGAACTTAGTCCTCATCACATCCAACCCGGGCGTTGCATCGAAAGGTGCAGCGCCCGCTTTGTTTAAAGAAACGGAAAACTCCATGATTGAAGAAGGCATGAGCATCAAGGGCTCAATCACGCTGCTGCTGGCCAAGCCAACCGGCGAAGTCGAGGTAGTCCACAAGGACAACATCATCGTCAACGGTGGCTTCGACTTCGTGGCCGATGCCATTGGCAACTCGGCCAGTCGTCCCGGGGTGATGGGCTGGATCGCAGTGGGTACCGGCACCACTGCCGCTGCCGCCACGCAGACTGCGATGGTCACCGAGATCAAGCGCAACGCGGCGACCTACGCCCACACGGCCGGTACCAAGGTGTTCACCTTCACGGCCAGCTACCCTGCAGGCGACGCCACGGGTGCCCTGACCGAAGCCGGGGTGTTCAACGCAGCCTCTGCTGGCGCCATGTTTGACCGAGTCGTGTTCCCGGTGGTGAACAAAGGCGTGGACGACAGCCTGACGGCCGTCTTCACCTTCACTATGAGCTGATTGGACGCCTGAGATGGCCGAGACCGTCAACGTTTCCAGTTCCCCGGGGGCGAACTACACCTGGACTTCGGGCAAGTTCGCCTGGAGCAGCGCCACGGCAGGCAAGAACTGGTCTACGGCTTACCCGGCGATCTACGCTCTGAGCGTGGCCACGGATCTGAGCTTTGCCGAGTTGGTCCAGAAACTGGGCATCAAGCGCAGTTCCGAAAGCCTGACGTTCGCGGAAAAGCCTAGCCGGGCGGTGACCCTCAGCAAGTTCGAGACCCTGAGCTTCGTGGAGACCTACACCGACCTGATCGCTTTCGTGCTGCGTTTCGTGGAGTCGCTGACCTTCTCGGAGAAGTACGCCCGCTCCGGCACCAAGGCAGTATTCGAGGTGTTTCAGGTGGCCGAAGGGCTGGCGCGGCAACTGGCCCTGCGCAAGTACGAAACGCTGGCGCTAGCCGAGACCTACACGGACCTCATCGCCTACATCCTGCGGGTCGCGGAAAACCTGAGCATTGCAGAAAAGCCAGCCAAGGCCATGACTAAGCCTCAAAGCGAGAGCTTTGGGATGAGTGATGCGCTGGCCCGCTCGCAGGTCAAACGGGTGGCCGAAGCCTTCTCGTTTACTGAAAGCCTGGGCCGAACGGTTGCTTATCGGTTGGCCATCAGCGAAGGCTTTGCAATCGCCGAGGCGTTGCGCCGGGCCCAGACCCTGAAGCTCAGTGAAGCCCTGAGCCTGGCCGAGCAGTACCGGCGCCGGGCCAATGGGGTGATCAGCGACATGATCGTGGCCAGCACCGAGATCACCGCGCAGGACTTCATGGACATCCTGGAGTCGGGCCACCCACCGGGCTACACCAACTTCCGGGATTTCATCCAGGGCGACTACACCTACCAGCGGGCGCTTTTCAGGGCGATCCTGACTTCCAGCAATGCCGACCGTGGCTACATCGATGGGCTTAGGGTGACGGTGGATGTGCCCGATGTCTTTGATCGGGGCACGGCGCAGGTGGTCTCAGCCGCCAATGGCGTGACCGTGGTGTTCACCAGGCAGTTCCGCGTAGCGCCTGAAGTCACGTTGACCTTCAAAGGCGGCACCACGGTGTCCGTCCCCCGAATCCTGGGCACTGTCACCACCGCTGGCTTCACTGCCGTTCTTGAAAACATCTCTGGCACGCGAGTGACCGGGGCTATCTCCTGGGTCGCACAGGGTTACTGAAGAGAAACCAAATGCAGAACTACACCGAAATTCCATCCTCCACAACGCTCTCGGACTCCTTGTCCCAGATCCTGAACAACGACAAGACGGCGCTCTCACTCTCGAGTGGCACGTCCTTCCCGACGGTGAACCTGCAGCAGGGCATGCCCTGCTTCAGGACCGATGAGCAAAAGCTCTACGTCCTCACCGTGGTCAGTCCTACCACTTGGAAAATGGTCATTGACCTGTCGGCCACGGTGGGCAAGGTGGCCAATGCAGACCTGCTGGACGGCATTGACTCCACAGGATTTGCGCTGACTGGGCATAACCACGATACGGCCTATGCCGCTCTGGGTCACAACCACAACGCTACGTACCTGGGCATCACGGCCAAGGCTGCGGATGCCGACAAGCTCGATGGCTATGACTCCACGGCCTTTGTGCGCTCGGTCAATGGCTACGGGCCAGATGCGAATGGCAACTCCAGTGTGCCGATCGATCTGTCCAGCCGGGTGGCTAAGACGGGCGACACCATGTCCGGCACGCTCACTGTGCCGCGCCTGCAGATCTCCAGTACGGCCAACTACCTGGACATGGTGGACCAGGACTGGGGCACGCGCTCCCTGCACCACAACCAGGGGCTCATGGGATTTTTGAAATCCGATGGCAACTGGGACATGTACATGAACAACAGTGGCCAGATGTGGACCGCCAATTACGGCTGGCTGCACGACTACTTCTTCAGCACCATCGCCAACTGTTTCATCGGCAACTGCCCGGGCAACACGGGCAACTGCAGCCCAGTGAGCAACAACGCGATAGCCGTAGTTTCCAACTGCGGTAGCGCGGCTTTTATTCGCGATGAACTGGTGGACAACGGCAGCCAGATTTCTGTCCGAAGAGCCCAATACAACTTCAACTGCAATTGCAACTGCAACTGCGATTGCTACTGCTAAACCTAGGAGCCACATGAGCGCTGTGAACAAAATCTTCCCGGCTCCGGTGCTGCGCATCCAGGAGCTGCTGAGTACCTCGGAAGTCGAGCAGGCAACAGAGCTGGCCCTCAAAGCTAATGAACGCCTGAATGACCACCAGGTTCCGTATTCGCGCACTTACCGCGACAGCCTGGACTTCATGTACCCGGAGTTCTTCAAACCGATCTTCCGACGACTGCGTCGGCACATCGAGGACGAGTTCAAGTGCAACGTCAGCGGCATGGTCGGGCGCGAATCCATCTTCCGCTACGGTCAGCACCTACCGTTTCACACCGAGCCACATGCCGACATCTCCTGTGTGCTGTGGCTCGATTTCCCGGCCAAGCCTGACCCCACCAAGCGCGACTACTCGGGCATGTTCTGCCTGCACAACCCGCACCTTCTGTTTGGCGGCCGTGCAAGTGGGGTGTTTGGAAATATCAACCACATGGAAATGCCTGCACCTGGCGATGCGTTTGTTTTCCCATCCCACATGCCGCATTTTGTGTTTCCCTACAACGGCGAGCGTCCAGGCGTGGAACTGCACTTTGAAATGCTCGCGGAGGCCGCATGAAGCTCATTACCTTCGGCACCAGCGTTGACGAAAACAAAGCCGTGCGGGTCGAAAAAACCGCAGACGGCTACACCGTTTCTTTTGCTGGCGCATCCATCGATATCGGTCCGCACTTGTTCAAGCAGGGCGAGTTGCAGTTCCTGATGTACGGCAAGCAGTATGAAAACGAGGTCATCGGGATCGTGTCTCAGCGTGAATACGTTGACAGCCGCGATGGCCTCACGATTCTGGCCCAGCACGGCCTCACCGATGGGCTGGGTTGGTTCTACTTCGGTGACAGCTCAGGCGAAGCCTGTCTGTGCATTACGAAAGCGTTGATGGCCCAGTGCCCATTTGACGTCGTGCAACCGGGAAAGCCACGTGATGTCCTGCCAGGCATCTTCCCGGGTAGCGACAAGCTGGGCACACGTAACCTGGCCAAGATCGAACTCTTGCGCAAGATTAACCCGCTTGACAGCCTGGCCTCCCTGGAAAAGCAGGTCGACCTGCTCAGCGCACTGGTCATTCAACTGGCTGGCTTGGTGCCCGGTCATGAGGCCATCGACCTGGTCGAGCAAGTCCAGCACATCATCGACGAAGCCAGCGCCAATGCTGGCAAGACCGACGAACAAACCGTCGCCAGCGTCATGTCCTTCAAAACGTCGCTGCGCCAAACGCAGGCCGATTACTTCGCTACACGCGACGGAGCTGTCTGATGGCCAAATTCATTGTCACTGCCTTTAATCCCGTCAATGGCCAACGCGCCCGTTTGCACTACGACAACGTTACCAGCGAGCTGACCAGCGAATCAGGGGAGCCTCTGGTGCAGGCAGTCGAAGTCGCAGATCGCGCAAATGCTCCCGCAGTCTCCAAGCAGACACCGCTGGCCAAGACCAGCCCGCGCGTGCTCAAGATTAGCCTGGGCTTGTCTTGCAACTATGCGTGTGAATACTGCTCGCAGCGTTTTGTGCCGCGTGCCGACGAGACCAATCCCGGCGACGTGCAGGCCTTCATCGACGGCCTTGATACCTGGGTGACGAGCCCGCCCGAGAAGGTCGAGTTCTGGGGTGGCGAGCCCCTGGTCTACATCAAGACCATGCGCCCCCTGGCCGAGGCCGTCCGGGCCAAGTTCCCCAACGCTGAACTGTCCGTCATCACCAATGGCTCACTGCTCAACGATGACATCAACGACTGGCTCGATCGCCTGGGGTTCAGTGTCGGCATTTCGCACGATGGTCCTGGCCAGCCTGTGCGCGGCCCAGACCCGCTGCTGGACCCCGAGCAGCGCGCCGCCATCATGGCGCTGTACTCTCGCCTGGCTCCGCAGCGGCGCATCAGCTTCAACGCGATGGTCAACCGCGAGAACGCATCGCGCGCGGCCATCCAGCGCTTTTTCATCGAGCTGACCGGCGACCCATCGGTGCCCATCGGAGAGGGCAGCTTTGTCGACGCCTATGACGAGGGTGGTATGGCCCATTCGCTACGGCCAGACGAACTGTACGCCTACCGCAATCTGGCCTTCCACGAAATCCGTACCGGCCAGGCAGCCAACGTCCAGGCCGTGAGTAGCAAGGCGGCCAGCTTCGTCAACTCCATTCGCAGCCGCCGCCCCGCATCCACCCTGGGCCAGAAGTGCGGCATGGACAAGACGGACAACATCGCCGTCGACCTGCGCGGTAACGTGCTGACCTGCCAGAACGTGAGCGCGGCCAGCACTGGTCCCAATGGCCAGCCCCACCGCATCGGTCATGTGTCGGACTTGGTGGCAGTCAAGCTCAACACCGCCACGCACTGGAGTAAGAGAGAGGACTGCCCGAGCTGCCCTATGCTGCAGATCTGCCAAGGCTCCTGCATGTTCTTGGAAGGTCCTCTGTGGGACCGATCCTGCGACAACGCCTTCTCTGATGCAGTGCCCATCTTTGCCGCCGGTATTGAGTTTCTCACTGGGCTGTTGCCTTTTCACATCGAAGGCGAGCTGCGAGATGACCGCAAAGACATCTTCGGATTTGTTGAGCAGGTGAAACCACCACGGGACAGACCGACAAAGGTATTTCCTATCGCGGTCGTCGCAGCCTGAACTGACCGTACCGTTTTTAAACCGCCGCCATGGTTCGCCCTGGCGGCTTTTCTTTTGGAGAAACGAATGCCAGAACCTACAAGCAGCGGGGTCGCCGGAGCAGCGGTGGCCTACAAGGCACTGGGTGGAACCGCAGCGGCTGTTGCCAGTGGAGCCACTCTAGCTGCAGTGGTGGTCATGTTGATGACGCCACCTCGCAACAAACGGGAGTGGGCCGTTGGCTTGATCAGCACCGTGGTGTCCAGCATAGGGGGTGGTGCGATGACCGTCGAGCACTTTGGACTTCACCACTGGGCGTTCTCAACCATGGGACTCTGTGCCTTGGGTGGGTTGATTTTTGCGTGTGGCCTGCCAGGGTGGGCGATGGTGCGTTGGACGTTTGCCTTCATTGACAAGCGCCGAGACGACTCGATCGACGAGGTGGCCAAGGACGTGAAGGAGCTCATGTGAATCCAAGTGAATTCATCATGCGGCTCTCAACTGCTGCCGTCGCATCAGCTAAGGCTACGGGCGTTCCGGCCAGTATCACCATTGCTCAGGCGGCACTAGAGTCCGGTTGGGGCGAGTCTGCCCTGACCAAAACTGGGAACAACCTCTTTGGTATCAAGGCTGACAGCCTCTGGCGCGGACAAACCCTGACCATGAACACCAAGGAGTTCATCAAAGGCCAATGGGTGATGGTGCCAGCCTTGTGGCGCAAGTACCCGAGCTGGCAGGCCAGCATCGACGATCACGCTGCGTTCCTCAAGCGCAACCCTCGCTACAAGGCCTGTTTTGCATGCACCAGTGCTCCGGCATTTGCAAAAGCACTGGCGCAGGCGGGCTATGCCACTGACCTAACGTACGCGGACAAGGTCATTGGTCTGATGAAGCAGCACAAACTGCTGGACTTGGACGGAGGTGCCTCATGAACTGGCTCAGCCGAATCATGCTGGCCAACTGGTCGCACATTTTTGACGCACTTCTGTTGAGCATGGCGTTGCTCTGTGGAATTCAGATAGGGCAGTCCCGTGTCCAGAAGGCTTGGGACGCTGAAAAGCAAAAGATCGCTCAGGCACAGGCCAAGCAAGAGCAGCACGTTGCCGATGTCCGGCAGTCTCAATCTCAAATCACCCAGGAAATCTCAAATGAATTCGCAAAAAGGTCGAAGCTGCTGGCTGATCGCCAGCCTGACAGTCGCGCTGGTGGGGTGTGCAACGTCCCCGCAGCCGGTGGTAGGGATCTGTCCGCCGTTCCCGAAGGTTCCGAACGAGTTGCTCCAGCCTGCGCCAACGCTCTACCTGCTCCCCAGGGAGATGCGTTGAGTGAGACTTGTTCCCAGCTGTATCAAGATGCCCAGCGGACTACCTTGATGCTGCTGGAGTTGCAAAAATGGTTTGAGCGGCAGGCTGCAGTTCAGGATAGATCGAGCCCGTGAAAACTGAAATGAAAGTTAGTACGGAGTGGTACTTCGGTTGTGTCAACAATCGAAGCATTAAATT